ATTGGTTGCACGACCCAAAGCAAGAACCCAGTCCGCATCATAAGCAATCTGTCTAGACCATGCTGTCTGCCCTAGAGTAGGGACTGTGGAAAGGTCGTTGACATCATCTGGGGTAGCAGAAGAGATAGCAATAATAGGTACTTCTTCACCGATAGCCATTAGTTTAAGTTCTCTTGAAAGGTTCTTCATTCGTACCGTTTCATTATCTGACTTCTGATTAGGAGCCATTAACTGAAGGTAGTCAACGATCACAAAGTCTGGCTTGTACTGGTCAATCTTTCCACGAAGAACAGATGGGTTGATTTCTCCACCCTGATCGTTTGAGATAATGTGAAACTCTGGTTTGCCTTGTAGGTTTTTTTCATGCCATTCCTTAAGCATGTCCATTTCAACCTCACCATTACTTAACTTTCTATGAGACCATCGACCTTCACCCATGATTGTAAATACACGGTTACGGACTTCTGTTTCACTCATTTCAAGACTGATGACTAGTGGGCTACGACCCTGCTTCCAGGCCTGTACAGCGAAGTAGAGAGCCAACCAGGACTTTCCGATACCTGGGTATGCAAGGAAGACTCCTAACTGCCCTGGCATGATTCCTGAAGGAAGGTAATTGTCAAATCCTGGAAGGCCAGTTTTGATTCCAACATGCCCAAGTAGTTGCTGCTTCTTAAGATTTTCAAAGTAGGCAACTGCAGACTCAAGATCCGTAACATCAATATCTCTAATTGCAGCAGTATTCTTTTTTAGTTCCGAAGTCTTTGTAATTAATTCATTAAGTGCGCCAGTGCCATTATTATTCTGGATCTCAGATGCTGCAGACCTAATGATATCCTTTAGGCTATCTGTTAGGTACTCACCCTGCAACTCTTCAAGATGATGCTTTGTCGCTCCTACGCCTGATACTGGCTCAAAGTCTCTAAATTTTTCAGTAACTAATTCTGCTGGGGGAAGAACTGAGTTGTTTTCAAAATACAGTCTAACAAAGTTCCAGATGTCGCCGTGTGTTCTAAGAAGGTTATCAACATTGGCTTGAAGAAGAACATGTATTTGTTTATCTTTTAAAACAGCCGTAAGTAGTTTTGCCTCTGTATTATTCACTCAACCACTCCTTTGCCATTTGTCTGCGCTCTGCTCTTTCGCTATTATCTTTTATCTTATCTTTTTGTGCCTGTAATATTTTTTCTGCGTTATATGCAAAATGATTCCAAGAAGGATTCTCTGCAACTGAAAAGTAATACTCAAGTATATCGTAGCATCCTTGTAGAGTGTATGATTCTACAAGGGCATCTGAAGCCCACTGCTCTACGTTTAGGTTAAGAGATGGCTTTGATTCGTACCTTGCGGTATGATACTTGCTGTATCTTGAAAGCAAAGCCATTCGGTCTTTGCGTTCGGCCATTATGCTTCGGCAGCCTCTTCTTGTGCTTCTTTAATCTTTTCTGTAAGTTTGTCTTCAACAAACTTGTAGACACGATCAAAAGCCTGATCAGTATTTTCTCCATCACGCTTAGAGTCTACAACTCCAAGATCGAGCCTTAGCGATTGAAAGTTTCCTAGGTTCAGTGTGTATCCAAGTGTTACAGATACCTTTGTTGGTTCATTCGTTACTACATAATTGCTGTCTAACATTTTATACCCTTCGTTAAATAGATTCATTCCAAATTGGAACAAATCGTCCATCTTCAGTTCTTCTATAAGTAAGTATACCATCGCCCATTCTGCGTGTCAACTCTTGCTTGCTAGGCGTAATATCATTAGTAATTAACTTATCTTTTCTTGGTCTGCCAATATGGTGTGAAGCAAGTATATCACGAATCTCTCTTACCTGTGATTCTGAATAATATGACCTTACCTGAAATCCTCTTGCCCCGCCCTTTTGAGATCCTGTCGGAAAAGGAATTACTCCACGCTTCATAAGGTCTGGCATATATTTTTTATGACGATTAACTAAATCAGCAGTCTGACCTACTGTATAGGCTCTCTCTCTTTTATTTTTAAAGTCACCAATTAGACAACTCTCTATTTGATCCTTTGTAATATTATAAACAGACATTATTCCATTAGATCTGTTTAAATGATGAACCCTTACAAGTTCCCCGTTAAGAAACCAAACCTTTTTGTTACCTGGTATTACAGGTGACTCATTGTATTTTTCGCTCTCAATTGTTCCTTTTTTAGTAGCCATCGGCCCTCCTGAGAATTGCTTGGTGGATGAAAAAATTTTCTTGACCCACAAAGAATGCAATATAGTTCTAAGTTATTTATTTCTGTATACTGTCTATCTATAAACATTCTTCCATTACATTTTATACATTTGATCACGAGGTAGGTTTTCCAACCGCTATGATATTAATTCCTACTGGAGTCTCTCCCCCAACATTAAACCTAACAAATCCTTCAACTTTTGACGTTGTTATACTATTAATTGTAACTGTTACACCTTTCCCTGAATCTGTGATGTCTTTATTATATGGTGTGGCTGTTACAATTGGAGGATATGCAAACTGTTTTTTAAAGTCGTGAGACCAGGAAAGAGAAGTTCCTGCTGGTTGAAGTGATGATGGTGTTACTGTTGTAAAAGCCGCTTCAATTTGGGCCTCAGAAGTTTTCATTGCTTGTGGACCTTCTGGTCCTTTGGTGTACACCCCAACATAACCTTTCCTAGACTCGCTGCCTAACTGATTGTATAAATCATTAACAGATTTAACAATCTCATATATATAGGTTACATCTAAAGGTTGTCCACGCTCTGGAACAGGTAATATTGCCATAATCTAATTATACCAGACTCAGGGTTCCCGAATAGACTTCTAAGTGGTTTGTTCTTACATTGTTCTCATCATATACATCTTCAAGTTTTGGATTTGTCGAAGATATCTGAACAACCACCCTAACAGACTGTGTTCCATTTTTTAAAAAAGAATAACTATTTGACCCAGTTGAATCTTTATATGTTGGAACTGCTCCATCAAAGCCCACAAAGATATCATATACTATTGCTATTGATGCCTGGCCAGTTGTCCAATTTACCAAGATAGTATTGCCAACCTTATTTATGTCCCCTGGCCCAGTGACTACAACATCAGATCCAGTAATAAATATTTTTGAGTAAGCAGACTTTCTATTTTTATCTTCTGATACAATTCTAAATCTAACAACTCTAGAATTTGAAGAAGTTACTTTTCCAAGAGATTCTTTTTTGATAACAACATTTTTAATTCCTTTATCTGCCACGGCTAAACCCCCAAAGAGAATCTAAATTCAATGTAGTTTGTTGTGTTTGGTGCTTTTACGATTGGCTTTGACCCAACTGTTCTTATTACAGAATATCCTGTAAGCCCATACAAAGAGTTTGTAGATGTGATGTTTTCTAATCTTAATCCATCCAAACAAACATAGAACTGATCTGATGGAACTCCTGCCTCACTTACACAGGAATATATTTTTGCTACAGTGACTTCTCTCCAGTCAAAGTTGTCCGTCTTGTTTAAATCTTTTAATGCTTTCTTTACAATTAAATACCTGTTTGTTGAAAGATCTCTTTCGTCTAATGAAGTTCCAGCAGTATAGCCAAGGTCATCGATGTCTACCTCAAATCTAGCATACTCTTGGGGAGTGTCTGACCCTGTGTAAGAAAATTCTAAGATAATCTTAACATTGTCTGGAACACTTGCAGGAACTAGATCTGTTCCAGGAACTTTATTTATAACAGAAAATGCCAGTCTTAGTTCATCAAGTGGGCTATTTTTTGTAAAATCTACAGTTGTTTCGTTAAGCCTAATATATTTTGATCCAAGACCTATGTCTAATTTTCCTGAAACATTTCTTGTGAGTGTAGAATCGTTTCCAACCATAACAATTATATTATTTAAAAACCTACATCTTTCATTTCTTGCTACTCTGATTGGATTTGTAAAAATTCTATTGTCTGCATTAGTTGTAAAAACATTGTATCTTTGGCTGGTTCCTGGAACAAATACGTTAATAATTCCATTATCATCCACTTCGTCTAACGGACCAGGCTTTGGGGGTATTGCGATAGCAGGAGACCCAAAAGGCTGGTATAGCCAGTTGTCTGTGTCTGTAAAAGAATAAACACTTCTGCTATCAAAAGATCCAGCAACTGGGTTTGATGCAGCAGAAAAAATTCCAATCTCTGTTATTTCATATCTTTCTTCTGTTGGTAATTCTGCTGTTAGGACTACCTTATCTATACCGTTTTCTTTTACGAAGCCTCTGGAAATAATAGGCACACGGAACATCTCAAAATCTAAAGAGTTCTTTAGGCTATAGTCTCCAAAGTTGCCGTCAGAAGCCAGCGGTGATGCCCCACAGCCCACAGCAATGTGGGAGGCATATGATTGGGTCTGCCCAACAAGATACTTGGCTAAAAGATTTTTGCCTATATTAGTTATCATTAATTTCCTCCATTATGTATTGTATCACTAAAAACATCTCCACTATTCAATATCTGAACCTCTAACTGCTCATCCCTACTGATGTTAATTAGATTAATAATCAAGTCACCCGTTATTGGATCAATGTATACTGCCTTGCAGTTTGGTGTTTTTGTCCACTTGGTTTTATCTGTTTCGTTTAAATTGTTAACAGGAGGGCTTATGTCATACCCAGTACCGCACTCAGGAAGCCTGTCAAAAATAGAAAAAGACAAAGATTTAAAATAAGAATCAGACGACTGAAGACTTATAATGTTGTTTGGATTGTATTGTAAATATAGATCTGTTAGATTTTTAATTGGAGAATAGTTAACTTTTTGTCCATTTACCAAGTCATGTCTTGATATTGTCGCCAGTTCATAACCACCGATATCTTCAAATATTAAATCTGTCATTGTTTCATAGGCCAAAAGTTCGTCTCCAAAAATAAGTAAATCTGGAGTTGCAATTTTTACTGAAGTGCTATCTATTTTTATTTTAGAATCTGGTAGTGCTGCTGCTGAGTCAGTAGAAGAGCCTGTGTTAATTTTGTCTGTCATTAT